TTAAACTCTAACTGCATTAATTCTTTTTTAATTGCCGCTTCACGCTCTAGCTTTTCTAAATCAAGTTGTGCTTGCGCTTGTGCTAATTGAGCTTTTGTTTCTGCAATAGCTTGTTGTTTTTGTGTTTCAGCTAACGCGGCAGCCTGTGCAGATTGTTGATTTGCTTGTCCTTGTGCTTGAATGTTTTCTTTTTGCTTTTCTCTATCAAGTGCTTCTTTTTTGGTTCTGCGTATTTTTAATAATTGATTAGCAAGTTTTATATTTCTAACTTCTCTAATATCTATTGCGTCTTCTAAATTAATACTTTTTTGTTGCAATGCTACCTGTATATTATTTTCTAATCTAGTTTTTTCTTCTTCATCAGGCGCTAATTCTATAAATATACCAAAATCATGCAAATGCAAACTTGCCATTTCTTCTAAAGTTGCAACATTAAATTTACCTAAGCTTTTAATAAAAGACTCTCTAGTAGGTGAATATTCTATTACATCTGAAACGCGCATAGAAATACATTCAGCCATTGTAAGAGTTATATATAAGCTAGACTGTAATATATGTCTTGTAGCCGTATTTGAATTTGCGGCAGCAAGTTTTTGTAAACCAACTAAAGCATTTTTATCAGGGACACTTCCGTCTCTTGCTTCATTTAGTCCGGTTACATCGCGTATCATTTGTAAATAATATTGATATGTATTTATAAGTGATGATAGTTTTGCTTGGCCATTACTAGAAGTTAATTCAGTTATTGGTAATCTATTACGATTCATATCACCATCTTGCGTCATTGATCTACCAATTACGCTACCTGTTTGAAAATACATATTAAGAGCTTCTTGCGGATTATAGTTTGTTCCGTTGCCTAAATCTATTTCTGCAAGTGAATCTGCATCAACATATACACCGTCTGGCACCATACGCGACATTACCTGTTGTAATTTTAAATGCGTAAGTTGTATCATATCAGCAAAACCAGTTATTCTTTCAACAAGTGAATTTATTTTTCCTCTATATTTTCTTGGTGCTACAATAGCATAGCTCATTTGTGCTTTTGTAGTATCTGATTTAGGGCGCATCATATTTTTCTTTAGCTCCCATTTTAAAAGTTTATTACTACCAACTATTTTAACGCCTTCATATATAACTTCAATAGCTCTACTAACTTTTTCAAACTCTTCGCTTTTAGGTGGATTAAATGTATCATCTTTTTCTATAGCTTTTTTACCACCTGTTGCTGTTTTCTTTATTTTATATGTTTGATTCATATGTGTTTTATATTCAAAATATAAAACTGTTACAGCGTTTTCGTCTTGATTATTTAAATCATAATTGCTATAATCATAGCTACTTTTATTATATCCTCTATAGCTTTCAAGTTCTTCGTCTGTTAACTCAGGAAATTGTTTTTTAAGTTCGTTAACATATATTTGTTTTACTTCTCCTACATAATATATATCTTCAAAATTAGGAGAATCAGTATAAGAATAAACTAAATCTGCGGGGTCTACATATTCAATCTTAATTCCTTCAGCTTTATTAAAAGAACTTTTTGCCGCCCCTATACCTATTACGACTAAATCGTAATTTATACGTTTTATTATTTCATCGTATTTATTTTTATCAAATATACTATTTATAGCTTCTTCTTCAGCTATCTCAATGCTTTGTTTATAATCTAGTTGCATGTGCAACTGTAACTCCTCATTTGTTTCAGGTAATTTAGCTTGGTCTGTATTATATATATCTACACCTAATTGATTAAATACAGTATCATTTAATTCTTTAGCATTCATATCTGTTGATATAGCTTCAACATAATCCGTACGTTCTTTAATAGCCGCAGGGTCTTGCGAATATGCTTTTACATCATAAGACCTATCTGCCATACCATTTACAACAATATCTACAAATTTTGGTATTATTGGAACTGGTTTCCAATCTAAGTTTAAATAACTTAAATCACCATTTATCGATAGCTCATCTTTATATTTTCTTACAGATTGTTCTCCTCTTGCATATAAACGTAAATTATGAAAATTTTGTCTATAATTCATATACATATTTGAAGCAGTTGTATTACTATACCATTCATGCTCTATAGCTCTACCAACTTTTGCTCCATATTCAGCGGACATTTTTTCAGCGTCACTTACTGCTTGACTAGGAAAAGAACCTTTAACGCCTTTATTAATCATTCGTTTAAATTATTTTTGATCGTACACCTCGGTTATCATATTTTTTAATACCAAGACTTATATTTTTTATTTGTCTTATTTGACTTGGTCTATATAAATTTTTATTACAAGCCATTATAGCTAATCCAGAACTAATTGATGCATCAAATTTTGTTCTATTATTAATATCAAATTTTGCCCAATCTTCTAATGTTCTTTGAAAATACATATTACCGTAATTTTCATTAATTAATCCTACATAATTTTCAATATAAGATTCTATAGCAGCAGCATGCGCTTGCTTTATATCATAAGAAGTATTTGGTATACCTCCTATTTCTTTTTCTGATATTGATAAATTAGTATATATTTTATCAGGACGGTTCATTGAAAAACCTCTATATCCTCTTCTTTTTAAATGATATAATAATCTTGGCTTATTATTTTCTGCAAGAACCGGCATGCCATAAAAAACTAATGCCATAAGTATATCTTCAAAAAATATTTCTGCGGTTTGAGGCCTTGCTATATATTCTAAAAAAAACATATTAGAAGGAGCATTTTCCATACTAAATTTAGTAAGGCCGTGCAATGCGCCGTTAGAACCAATTTTATCAACTGTGCCAGATATATCATAACTATCACAGCCAAAAGCACCAATATGCTCATTTGCTGGATAACGAATACCTTGTTTTAATATTACACGATTTTGTAAATTTATTTCAGGTATCCAACTTATATTAAATCTTCCTTTATTATTTGGTATAAATTGTACTTTACTATCTTTTATACCATTTTGCCATTGAAAATTACCACGTGTTACAACATTAGTTCTTTTTAAATCTTCATTATAATCTATTTGTTGATATATTTTAGTTAGATTAAATAAAGATTGTTTTGTTTCATCTCTGAACGCATGTTTTTCTGTACGCGGAAATTGTCTATAAAATTCATTTAAAGTATCTTGGTCATTCTTTAAACCTTCAACTTCATTTTCCCAATAATTAATTACGCCCTGTTTGATGTTATACCCATCTGGCGTAAAAGCTTTTTCTGTTGGCGTATCGAAGACAGGTAATCCATAAGAATCAATGTATCCTTCGTAGTTCCATTCCATAGGTATGAACAAAGAATAGAGTCCTGAACTTGTTTGTCCGTTTCTATTTCGTTTAGTAACGTCTGAATCATTGTATAATTTTTTAAAATTTTCACCGCCTTTATCTAATGCATTACTAGTTGAACCCATCATGCATTTACCAACTACATTGCTTCCTAATCTTAACGTCGTTTTGGTAACTCTCCAGTTGTTGAGTATGTTCTCTGGCTTCTCCCATTTACCTGCCTCGTCGTGGATGAGGAGGGATAGTTTCTCACCGTCGTACGAGTTGTCGCCTGTATTCTTCCAGTCGATGGTTGTGTCGAGGCCTGCGAGCTCCTCGCTCCCCTCAATACGCTCGTTTGCCAATAGCTTCTTTCTGGTGAATTTACTTGCCGGGACACGGTATGCCAATTCGGTTTTTGGTCTATCCATACCGTCTTGTATGGGTTTGAAAAAAAATGGATAGTTGACGGATATTGGTACCACCTTATCGGTAAACATTTTCTTTGCATCAGCCCCTGATTTAGACAGTATCCCGTACCGTGAGTCAGATGATATTGTTGCCAAATTGACAATTTCACCTGAGGCCATAAAAGAGAATCCTGAACGTCTGTTTTTGAGATAGCACATCCCGTAGCATCGCAAGTCTGCTTTGCAAGCTTCCCAGAATATATAGAATAATCTGTTTGCTTCCCTAAAGTCTGGCTTCCCAACATCAATCTTGCTCCACTGCAAGTACATATAATGAGTCCCAGTAATATAAACAGGTAAACCTTTATTATAAAACCAAAAGCCTTCTTCGCGTCTTTTAAATTCTTCATCAATATAATCATACCATTTATCTTTAAAATCTGCTGGATATTTATTCCAATCAAATACACTTTTAATTTTTTGTAATTGTTTAGAATATTCAAAAACTTCCCAATATTGTTCTTTAATTTTATTAGAGCGTTTATAAATATTTTCTTGTAAAGGCAAGGCTATTTTTAAATTTTGTATTTCATATATCTCACCTATCTTCCCGCTCCTACTAATAACAACAACATCGTGTTCTTCGTTGTAACCATATTCCCATTTTTTATATCTATTTAAAGTTGATATAGTTTTTGGCTTTATATGATTATCTAATATTTTATATAAGCTTTGTTCGTATTTCATTTTGATCTACCCTCTGCAAAACCTTTAAATGAATTAGCTTTTGTTTCTATGGGCTTATCATTTAATAAAGCCTCTTCTTCTTCAATACGTCTTAATATTTCAAACGCATCAAATATTGCTAATTTTTTTGTAGCTGCGGCATTTTTTAAACGGTCAGCTGATATATCATCTTCTGAATCTACTATAGGTTCTTTTGCTACCTTTATTAATTCATTAACTGCCACTTGCCCAGCTTGTATTATATTCGATTTCGTTTTTTTTGTATTCATATTTAATTGCAATATCTCTAGTTTTCATACGATATAATCTATTATTATCTATAATAAACTCATATTCGCTATTCGGAGTAAAACATATTATATCTCCCTCGCTTACTTTAGCGGCTTTTAATGAACTATTTCCATATTTTAATATACCAATATGTTTTTGTTCCTTATTAACACTTAGATTGTTTTTTTCAGCAAGCGGTTTTACAAAACAAAAATCATATGGAGCTTTCCATTTATTTTTGCTTTTATATAAAAATATTTGGTCAGGATAACAAAAATATAAATCTTCTTTAAAATAAGAAGTTGAATTTTTTTCATTACCTCTTATATCATAAAATCTTCTAAAAACATTATGATGTACAATTACTTCATCGTTTACATTAATATTTGTTTCGCCAACTAAAGGTATTGATTTTACAATACCTATACGATTTACAAATTTATGGTCTTCAATAGAAGTATTTATAATTAATTCTTTTTTACCTATTTTAACAGTATTGGTGTATCTACCATTTTTAGGCTCAACTATAAAATTAAATAAACTTTGCATTAATATTCTAAATCGTATTCAATAGAAATAGCCATGTTTTTATTAAACTTTTTCCAAGGCAATGTTTCATTGTTCTTTTTAATATATATATTATAAGAACTATCGCTTTCATTAAATACAATGTTCGATATGCAGTGCCCTCCGTAAACGTTTTGGCCTACGGAGTAATGCATTGCTTCATTTTTATAATCTGTACCTATGCTTATTTTTCTAATTAGCTTAGCCATAGGTATTTTTTTATTCTTTAATAGTTTCCTTTTCTTTTACTTCTTCATAAGTACCGTCTTCTAAATTTACATTTATTTTACCGTACTCTTTTTCAAGCGTATCTGCAGTTTCTTTTATTTTTTGCATTAACCCTGATAATCCGTGTAAAAGATCGTGTTTTTGCGCTTCAGCTATACCAATAGCGTTTAAAAGCGTTTGTTTATCTGTTTGTTGTTTTTGAAGTAGCTCAAGCTCTTCTTTTTTTATTTTTTTCATTTTATTAAATTTAATTTATTGTTTTCTAATTGTTTGGAACTTTTCAGCTCCACGTGAACCAAAATAAGCCACGTATACAGTTATTAAAAGCGATTTTAAAAGATCTACCCATCCAGTACTAATTTCAAATGGTATTTTAAAACTATCTAATAAAATCAAAATAACTAAAGATATTGTTAAAAATATAAGTGTCATAGGTCTTGTGTTTTTACTTAGCCATGAATCTGACTTCATATCACTTGACCATCTTTTTGAAACTTCTTGCATTTCAACCATATCTTGTTCTAAAAGTTTTAATGCTTTTTCTTTATCTTCAACTGTTATTGTTTCGTCTTTTGATATAAGATTTTTAACTATACCTAAAACACCGCTATTAGGTAAAACATCGCCTACGCCACCTACAATATTTGGGGCTACGTTAGATAAAAATTTACCTACTTTTGTATCTTTAAATTTTTTCTTTGACATTATTTTAACAATTCCATTTTCTACGAGCAGCTTTTCCTCTTTCAGAAGTCCAACTTCTAGATCTAGCGCAAAATGACTTTCTTCTTTTAGCCGCTTTACTGCCGGGTTTTAGTTTTGAAGGAGGTGTTGTAACAGCAGTTTTTAATTTACTTCCAGGATTATCTCTTCTATATTTAGCAACCCCTTTTGCTGTCATACCACCACCGGCTTTTTTACCAGTTTTTTTCCCTTTTTTAACTTTTGCGTAATATCCTAAAGATTTTTTTCTTGAAGGAGCTTTTTTCCTCGCCATAATTATTTACTATTTTAATTCTAGCTTTTCAATAGCTGCTTTTTGAGTTGCAGAAAGAGTTGATACAAAAAGAGGTATAGCCATTTTAATTTTAATATGGCCAACACTTCTAAACAACTCATCTTTTTGCTCATCTGTTCTAACACCTTCATCAATAGCTTCTATAGTTTGACAAATTTTAATATTATCATCTACTGAAAAAACATCTTGATTAGCGTTTTCTTGTGTGTATTCTAAAGACATAATTAATTAATTTATTGTTATTATTTATTTCAAATTATTACTTGTTTTCTAATTCTTTTACTTTTTCAGACAGCTCTTGCACTGCTTTTACAAGTATGGGGACTAGTCTTCCATATGTAGCTTCAAGTTTATCAGGATTAGAATCATGAACTAATCTCGTATATTCATCATCTATTTCTTGTAAATCTTGAGCTACAAACCCAACATCTTTTTTACCTTTATTTAAACTATTATCTCTATGGTCCCATGTAAAGGTAACAGGTTTTAATTTATTTAAAAAATTAATACCGTATTTTGATTCTTCAATATTTGTTTTATCTCTTTTATCAGATAATGAGCTTATTGAGGTTACCTGCGCTCTAATAGCTGATATGCTACTGTTTCCTAAAGTTATTTCATTTGATACATCAAC